TTTGGTATCTGCAGGAGTAACCAACATGCTCACCCCCATGCCTAAATTTGGTGACTTTAGAGAAATAGAACAAAGCCAAGCTCGAGCTTATTTATTTAACGGCCCCATGAATACAGTAAGGGAAGGGGGGCCGGTTTTTGTGGCTTACGGAAGACTTCTAGTGGGGAGTCATGTTATACAAACGTCGATGGACAACGTGGCTGTCGACGCCGAAGTCAAACCCCTCGACACATGGGGAATAACAAAGAGGGCTTTGCTTTATAATATCCCTGACGCGGGGGGCTTAGTGGACGAAGCCGTTAAGGGATGGGAAGGAGAATAACAAATGGGAGGAAAAAGTAAAGACAAAAGACAGGCGCGCCCAGTAGTAACCGATATATCAGCTGTCGAAATTTCAGGGGCATATTGGGTCACTCGTAGTTTTGCTGAAGTCGGAGACCTTATATCAGAAGGCCCCATCGAAGGTATAGTAAGTGGCGACTACTCTTACCAAGCGACGGAAAACCAAACAGGATACGACACCGTATCATTCAGTCAGTATAGCGCAACCGGAGCTGCTGGAGGAGCCGCGTTGCCCGAGTTGGGCTTCTTACGCTCTATCTATTGGAATAAGGTCCCTATTGTAGATAAACATGGGTACTATAACTTTCAGGATATAAATGTAGAGCATAACTTCGGAGACCCCATCGGGGCCCTCCCTACCCTTTCTGCGAACTTGGGAGACGGTAATGATTTCGATCTTTCTGTTGAGCGCGGCATTGGTGAGAGACTTTTCGGGCCTCAAGTAAAAGGGTACGATAAAGGAGCACTGGGAGGAGCCGGAAAAGACTACTCCCCCGGCCGTCAAGGAGAAGAAGACTCACAACCCGCAATCCTCGAAGGAGCAATCGACAGATATGCAAAAACATATACTATCTACAACAAGGAGTGCAGCGATCTACAAGTCAACATAAAGGCGGACGCCCTTTTCGAACAAATATTGGCGGGGCCAAAATTGTTTGAAGAGAATAGCGAATTAAAACCCTGCAATGTAGCGGACGTAGGCTACGGGGACACAAAGGCCCGAACCATAGAGTATAATATTTACTACATGCCCCTTTTTGACGAACGGTTCAACCCGGCCCGAGAAGATGCAGACCAAGAAGATGGAGCCTTTACAGATCTCTGGACGCTAGCCGTTGAAAAAGGGAAGCCGACTACCGAAAAAATATTCGGCAAAATTGACTTTCCTTATATAAGAACCACCACCATTAACGTAAACAGCTCCTACAAAGATACTCCCGGGTTTCAGGGGTGGAAAATAAGAATAGTACGACTCACCCCTGAATCACTAACTTCTTTTCTCACAAACCGTACTTTCGTTCATTCTATTGTTGAGGTATATGGGACTCGTCTTCGCTATCCTTATACGTCCATGGTTTATTCCAGATTTGACGCCAAAAATTTTCAACAAGTTCCGCACCGCGCTTACGACACAAAACTTTTAAGAGTAAAAGTCCCTAGTAATTATAACCCAGTTTGCAAAACTTACGGCGACAGTGATGCGGCAAACGATTTACTCGGCCAAAGAACGGGGGCTAAATATCTCTCGGGCTCTTCGAAGTGGGTTGCACAGCGTGGCGTGGATGCCCCCAAAATTTTCTGGGACGGAGAATTCAAAAAAGACGCCGATGGCGAGTATATTCGGGAGTGGACAGATAATCCTGCATGGTGCTTTTATGATTTGGTAACCAACCCTCGATACGGCCTAGGAGAGTACATCACGGAAAGTGATGTAGACAAGTGGTCACTTTATGAGATAGCTCAGTACTGTGACGGTATGGTTCCTGATGGTTTTGGTTCTTACGAACCGCGCTTCAGTATGAATTATATAATTACTTCACGGGAAGAAGCTTTTAAGGTCTTAAACGATCTTTCCTCAATGTTCCGAGGGATAACCTATTACGCCCACGGGAGCATCTTTGCCATTCAGGACAAATACAAAGATCCTGTTTTTCAATTCAACAACTCAAACGTTACTCAGGGGGACTTTACCTACTCTTCTTCCTCGAAAAAGGCGCGTCACTCTGTTGCTATTATCCGCTATAACGACAAGAGAGACAACTTTCAACCTGCGGTTGAGTATATGGAAGATGAAGAGTCTGTAAGAAAATACGGAATTCTTGAACTCCAAACTACGGCCTTAGGATGCACAAGCAAGGGGCAGGCCAGACGTTTTGGGAAATGGATTCTCGCAAGTGAATCTGAAGAAACGGAGACGGTGCAGTTCGGCATAGGTCACGAAGGGGGTCTCATACGCCCCGGGGATGTCGTGCAAATATACGATAACTATCGCTCCCCTCTTAAAAGGAGCGGCCGAACCAATGCCGTGATACCCACCACCACCACTACCTATTTTGGAGCAGGAGCGAATACCGTTACCGGGAATAGTATTATTCTGGATTCGGCCATGGAGTTTACCTCCGACAAGTCTTATAATTTCTCCCTCCTTACTCCTACGTTTACTTATAATGCTACCCAAATCGACGACTTAAACAGTAGCGGGGTAAAGGAGATAAGTCGAAGTCAAATTCAAAATTTAGTTTTTAGTGGATCTCATGCTCGTGTTATAACAGGCTCTTATAAGTCGGAATATTATGAAGGAGGAAGCGGCATCTGTACGGAGATATATTTCAGCACGGGAGAAGCTTTTGGTGGCCAATCTAATCAACTCGATTTTGATAACTACGTCATAACCGGATATACCAATACGGGGGTAAATACAAATCACCTAGCTAATACTGTAGAGGACTATTCGGGAGGATGTTTTTCGGGAGAGAACTTAATATGGAGCGTTGAACCAAGTAACGCTGAAGATCCGGAATTTGTAAGCGGGAACTTTTCGAACTTTAGGATAATTAACATTAAGGAAACGGACGATTCCAACTACTCTGTCGCTGCTCTAGCTTATTCCACGGGAAAATATGAGACGGTAGACTCTTCTGTTAAGATTAAAGACTTAAGCTATTATGAGAGCCCAGAATTTCCTACGGGAGACTATGACAATTTAAGTGCTGCTCTTCTGGAGTTTAATACCTCCCTAAATTTAGCGCCAGATAAACCATTCCAAGATGGTGTCGAAGACACCAAGTACGAGTCTATACTAATTGATTTTGCTAAAGCCGGATACAAAAGAACATCGACGCGTAATAACAACAACACGTTTACTCCTAGCGTAGAGATAAACGATGAGCTCACTTACCTTGTGTCCATAACCACTAGCGGTAACCCGAATCAGCACACTTACGCAACTGGCGATAGCTCGAAGTTCCTGTACACAGTCCCTACATCCGATTATAAAAATATTTACAAACCAAACACCAACTTCATTATAACCCCTGAAGATACCCTCTATACGGACGTGCATGTAGACGGAAGAATAACCGCCGAAATATTAATCACCGAACCAAAAGATTATTACGTCACGGTATTTGCAGCAAACGGAGCAGGAAGGCTCTCTCAAGGTATACAAAGAAAAATTGACGCAGTAGAGGGGCTCGTATTCTTCACTGCTATCAACCATATATCCGTAAGCAATTTAACTACCGAAGGAAAACCTGACACAAGCACGTTCAACCCAGTGTCCAACAAAGTGCAAGAGGATCTTAAGGGCGGAGAACCCGGCTTTATATGGACGCCCGGTTTTGAAACCTCCCTGTTAAACGCCCCAGTAGACAATAATGAAGGCCCGGGCGGCCTTACGGACGTCCCCACTTATCCCCTACAAATGCTGGAGAACGATGTGGATTGGAGGGTTACTTTAAGAGCTCCGTCACTTCCCAGCTCTCCCAATACCCCAAATGCTGATATTTATTTGGAATTTACCGGCTACCAGTCAGACCCCTCTTGGCCATCTTTTGTATTCACAACTACCTACAATAATCCCTCTCTGATAAATGACCTCAACAGTAGAAACCTAGCTACAGATCTAGATATAACAGGATATAGGGCTGACGGAGGGGGGATATACCAAGGCACAAATCACTCTGAAGTAGGGTACTATCTTGTAGACCCTAGTGGGATGATAGTAAAAAATGACATTAACGCTTTTCCCTTAAGAACATTTGACATAGTCGTTGAACCTCACGACAAGTCCGGGAAAACAAGCCAAAACCATTATGTATGGTCAAATACAATCTATAACATAAAAGGACAAGGAGCTGTAAATACAAACAAAGGAACAGAAACATATAATAAATCCACGGTTAACAATAAATACGATATCTTCGGAGCTAACATAGCCCCACCTAGCGGCGTAATATTTGTACCACAAAAGCCAGTTCTTGGAGGTCTTAATTCGCTAATGGGGGGAGGGAATGATAATTTCATCTCCCCGGAAAAAGCATACGAAAGAGATATTCCATATGTGGCCACTGCAATGTTACTACCAGACGGGTCATTCTCAATAGGACTTCAGCCTTCGGAAAACTTGCAGGGCGCCCAAATACATTCAGAGGAAGATCTCGCCGAACTATTTAAATCTGCACGAGGGATGGTGTTTTACTATACTGTCGGAGATGCCGCTAGACCAGCGTCAGATTTTACTCTTGCTCCCGAGAACATCCCCAACTTCACAACGAAA